CCGAGGTCCGGGAGGACCAGCAGTTCGGCCGAGCCCTTGAGCGGGTTGGAGTACCCGCCGACGTTGGTGTCGTTGCCGAAGGTCTGCGCGGCCACCATGTCGCTGTTGAGGATCATGCGGGCCTGCATCTCGAGCGCGGGCGGCACAACCAGCAGGTTCGGGGTGATGTTGAACCGCTCGCCGCTCTCGTCGCGGAAGTTCATCATCGCGGCCCGGACGACGCGGTAGTTGTCGAAGGTCAGCGCCTTGCCGCTCGACCAGTAGTTCTGCTGGGTGGACCCCGCGAAGCCGCCGCCGGGGAACTTGTTCACCGGGTGGCTGGCGTCGAAGAAGTTTTGCCCGTCGTGGCAGAGGGTCGACTGGCCGGCGCGCATGATGTCGCGGATCAGCAGGGCGGGCTTGCGCTTGGCCTGCTGGGCCACCATCGGCAGCACGGTCTGCATCCAGACCCCGTACTGATCGTCCTCGACCTTGTTGCGGTCGAGCTTGACGGTCAACTCGAAGTCCTTGTTGGACAGCTTGTAATCGTAGGTCGCCACGTCGTGCGCCTGACGGTCACCCGTCCACTCGCGCAGTTGCGGGATCTGCGCGACGAGCGGATAGATCTCGTCCTTGGTGGACGACTGGATGACGGTGCCGACCTTCTCGACGTAGTCGGAAGACGCGGCCTCGTACGCCTGCTGAAACTTGATCTGGACGTTCTGCGTGAGAATCGCCAGGTTCGAGCCGTTGATGATCATGGTGGTGTGCTCCTGTCAGGCGGGCGCGATGGCCACGATCAGGGTCCCGGCGGGGACGACGACGCCTGTGCCACCCTTCGCGATGGCGAACGTGAGGACGTTGCCCGCGGCAACGGTGGTGTTGGAGAGCGTGCCGAGCGAGACCGGCACGAAGGCGGCCCAGTTGCCGGCGACGGCGGTGGTGGTGATGGCGGCGACCGTGGACGAGCCGCCGCCCGCGCCGTCGCGCTTGGCGAGGGTCAGGGTGGCGTTGTTGGTCGCGTCACCGGTCAGGGTGGCCGAGGGGACCATCCAGGCGCCGACGATGGTGCCGGTGCGGCTGATGCGCGCGAACGCGGTCTCGGCCGTGGCGGTGCCGGCGGCGCCGTCGGCGGCCACCTTCATGTACTGCGCCTGCTTCAGCGCGGCGAGGTTCAGCAGCTCGAAGGCACCGAGGCCGACGGAGACCCACACGCCCGACGAGTCGAGGCTGAGGATCTGGCCGGCGGCCGAGCGGGCGCCCGCGTTGCTGGTCAGCGCAACGGTCTGGTCGTCGGCGAGGTAGCAGACGTTGCCGACGTTGGCCTGGGCGATGGCGTCGCCCGCGGTGCTGTTCTCGAAGCGGAAGACGCCGAGCAGCACCTCGACCGACAGGTCACCGTCGCTGCCGGTGCTGTTGTCGACGGTGGCGAGCGCCTTGCCGACGGCGACGAGGCCGAGGCCCGAAGCGGCCGGCGCGGCATAGCCGGCGTTCAGCGCGACGATGCTGCCGGCGTAGACCTTGGTGGAGCCCTTGACGGGCAGGGAGAGCTTGGCCGGGGTGGGACCGGACGAGCCAGCAAACTGCGGCGTGAGCCGCTCGGTGGTAAGGGCGGACATGGTCTAGTGGTCCTTTCCGGTCAGGCGGGCAGCTTGGCGCGGGCCTGGAAGAAGTCGTCGACGCTGAGGCCGGACGTCTTGATGATGTTTTTCTGCTCTTCGGTGAGGGCGCCGGCCGCAGCGGCCTCGGTGGCATTGCCAGCCGGGGTGACGACGGCGGAGGCGGCGACGAGGACGGGCTTCTTGGCGAGGTAGCCCTTGAGCCACTCTTCGTCCTTGATGCCCTGCGCGATCAGGTCGTCGACCTCGGCCGGCGAGACGTTGCACTTCGGGCCGGGGGTGGCCGACGCCTTGACGAGCGAGGTCACGCGGTCCTTCTTGGCCTGGTCCTTGGCGGCCTTGTCGGACGCCTCCAGTTCGGCCACGCGGGCGGTCAGCTTGACGACCGCGCCCTGGCTCTCGCCGAGGGCCTTGAGGGCGCCGACGATGCGCGACGGGTCTTTCTCGCCCGTGGCCTCGCGGGCCGCGATGACGATGCGCGAGGCGGCCTTGGCCTCCTCTTTCTTGTCGTCATCGGCAGCCTTGTCGGCGTCGTCCTTGCCAGCGTCGTCGGAGGCCTTCTCGGCCTCTTTCTTCTCGGACGGAGGCGGCAGGTCTTCCGCCAGCTTGGCCAGGGTCTCGCCACCCTCGGCCAGTTTGCGGCAGCGCTCGGCCAGGGCCTTGAGGTCGGCCTTTTCCTTGTCCTCGCCCTCGCCCATCTTTTCGATGTCGTCGGCCAGCTTCAGCAGCGCGGACGCATCGACGTACTTGTCTTCCATACTGGTTCTCCTGCTCGTTGCAGTGCGTCCGCTCCGTCGGCTGGCGACGAGCGGCGTCAGGTTGTGGGTCGCCGGCATGAGCGTGAGCGCCACGTTCATGATCTCGGTGATGTGGCCGTCCTCATCGGTCATGAAGGCGGGCGAGAAGTAGCGTTGCTCCCTCGCTCGGATCATGCGCGCGGCGGTGTCGGTCCAGGTGACGCCGGTAGCCCACAGGCCATCGGGTCGGACCTGAAGCCCGGCGATCCATCCGGCGGCGCGCTGGGGCGTCCCTTCCGCCTCTTCAAAGACGCCGTGGCCGTAGTCAATCGAGAGGTCGTTGCCGTAGCCAACGTGCCTCTCGACGCAGGCGGCGGCGTCCTCCGGGGTCAGGACAAAGGTGCCCTTGGTCGTCTCGACCTGCCCCAGCGGGAACAGACGAAACTCCGTCGGCGGCTCGGTCCCTGTGGACAGCCGAATCGGGCGTCGTGGGTAGTGCATGGTGCCTCTAGGTCGGCGGGGCGCCGAAGCCCTCGGCACCGCTCACTGGAGGCGGCTCGGGGGCGATGCCCGCGGCTGCGGCCTGGCGCCGTGTCAGCGGGTGAAAAGTGGCCCGGCAGTTGAAATGGCGGGGTGGGAAGTTCAGCCGCCACCACGCATGGTCAGCGGGCAGGATGGTGCCGTTGGCGACCTTGCACCCGCTCGTGGTGCGACCGTCGACCACGGCGTCAAACTGCCAGTAGGGCCGCATCGCCAGCGTGTCCGGGTCGGTGGCCTCGGCGTGGCGCCCGGCGTTGTAGGCGCTCTGCACGTTGGTGCGGAAGATCGTCTCCAGCCGGCTGGCCGGATTGCCCTTGCTCCCGACCCACTCGGCTTGAAGCTTCTCGCCCACCGCGGCCTTGAACGCTTCGAGGTCGGTGCCCTGTTCGAGGGCGCTGGCCAGGGCGTTCTGGACGCTGGCGATCAGGTCGAGTTGCGCCGTGCCTGCGACCGTGAAGGCCCGCTTCTTGGCCTCGTCGGTCAGCGCGTCGTACTCGGCCTTGGGCATCGCCAGCCGCTTCCGGTGCCACTCGATAGCGGCCTGTGGTGCGGTGGGCGACGGGGTCACCACAGGACCGTGATCTTCTGCGCCGTGGTGGTGGCCGAGATGATCGACAGGGCCTGAATCATGATGGTCTCGCCGTTGATCAGACCGGAGATGGTGACCGACTGCCCGTCGCGGGCGCGGGTGACGGTAAGGTCACCGCCGGTCCCGACCCGGATGGCCCGGCAGGGCCCCGAGATGGCGCTCAGGTCGACGTTGGACGCGAGCGCCCCGCTGGCCGCGTAGCTCTCGAAGTACGGGCTGGAGAAGATCTGGTCACTGAGGCTCATCGTGGGTCTCCAGAGCGCGCACGGCGCGGCGGCCGGCGAGTTGCGACAGCACCAGGGCGTGCTCGGTCACCTGGGCCAGCTCGGTCGGGTCCAGATCGGTGGCCGCCTTGCTCAGCGCGGTGCGGATCTCGTCGTAGGACTTGGCCCCGTCGAGCGAGGCCAGGACCGCTTGCACCGTGGGCGCCATCGCCTTGGCGGCGCGGTCCCGGGCGATGCTGCCCACATCCTCCACGAAGGCGCCGGCCTCGACCGCGGGGGCCGGGGCGCGGACGGCCAGGGCGTGGACGTGGCGCGAGGTGGTCTCGGCGGCGTCCATCTGCTTGGTGAGCTTGTCGGCCCACGCGCGGCCGGGGTCGCCGCCCCACAGGGCCCAGGCGATCCGACCGGCCGACGGGTAGCCGTCCTCACCGGGGGACCAGCCCTCGCCGTCCTTGTCGGCCTCGTGACGGGCGAAGTAGGACGCCATGCGACGCGCGGTGTCCGGGCTGATGTTGCGGCCGTTGGACAGGTCGCGGGCGCGGGCCACGCCGACCTCGGTGCCCCCGCGGTCGTACTCGTCGCGCCAGTCGAGCCCGCGCTGGGCCTCGGCGCGCACGCCGTCCGGCGGGCTGAAGTCGATGTGGTCGAAGCGCCCGAGGGCGTGACGTGAGACCACAGACGTGGTCTTGGTCTTGTCCTCTTCCGCAGCCTGGTCGGCGGGCTTGATCAACTCGTCGCCACCCGGGAGGGGCGGCAGACCGAGGCCAGCGCGCACCTCGTTGATGGTCACCACGCCGGCCTGCATGTGGTAGGCGAAGATCTGCGTGCCGGTCTCCTCGGTGTCCTCTTCGAGGGGTTCCAGCGGCAAGCCGTACTGCTCCAGCAGCGCGCGCCGGTCGACCTCGGGGGCCACCGTGTTGAGGTTCAGTAGGGCCGTGGACAGCGACAGCAGCGTGTCGGCCTTGAGCTTGCCGTCATCCGGCGGCTCCACATCGAAGCGGAGCACCGGGGCGAGGTCCGGGTCGCCGTAGTTGAAGGCGGCCCACGCGCGCAGCACCTGCCGCCGGAACCCGGACACCAACCCGTGCTCGTCGGCCTCGAGGTAGTCTTGCCGCACCTGCCCGTGGACCTTGGCCGCGGCGAACGAGCCGCCGCTGACCTCGGTGGTGAGGTTCTGGCCAAGCAGGGCGAGGGTAATGCGCCGGTCGGCGTCCTCGGTGGCGTTGCGGAAGGTCTCCCACCCGGTCGCCGTCGCCTCGACCAACTCGATATCGTACTTCTGACCGTCGGTGCCGGTCGGGCACGAGACGACCATGGCCGAGCCGGCGTTCTGGATGTCGGTGAAGAAGCCGTCCTTGTCGTCTTCCGAGGTCTGCGCCGGGACCAAGGCCTTGCGGATCGGCAGGCCGTAAATCTCGTTGAACCGCATCCAGTCGCGGAAGGCGTACTGGCGACCGAGCCACGGAATGGCGATGCTGCGCACGGCGCCCTGAATCCAGGCGCGGTACTCGCCCTCCGGGGTCAGCAGCAGCCACTTGCCATCGCCAGGGGTGACCACCACGGGCCCCTCGCTCGTGTTGAGCATGTACTGGCGGGTGGCCCAATTGAACCACAGGAACTGCGGGTGCCAGACCTTGAGCGAGAACGTCCACGCAGAAGCGTCGCCGGACCAGATGATCTCGGCCACGGCGAAGCCCATCATCACCTGCCAGCGCAGGATCTGGATCAGGGCCTCGGTCAGGTCGGTCTCGGCCCACAGGGTCTCCAGATCCTTGGCCGCGGTCTTGGCCTTGCGGCGGTCACCACGAGGGCTCGGGGTGATCTCGCGCGGCAGACCGAGCAGCCCCTTGCACCGGGTGTTGAGCGCGGTGGCGACGCGGTC